TGTTTGCCCATAGCTTGGTATGGCTGATTTGCCCTGTGGCTGGGTTGCAAACCAATCCGCTAAACCATTTGAGTACCTTCATGGCTATTTACCTTTTTTACGCTGTTTACGCCGATTAGCAGCAACACCTGAAAAACGATGTGCGCGACGCTTTTGTGGAATAGCAGGCGCAGAGAGTTTGAGCTTCCAATTAGGAATGTAGTCGCTAACGGCTAATAAACTGAATGCGAGTAACATCTTTTTCATCTTTAATCTACTTTTGCATTAAAACCAATCCCTAGCGCGTAAACCACCGCCAAAAAGACAAACCAGCCTGCATACATCACACGGTTTGTAACGGCTAAATAGGCAATATAGGCAAATCCTAATTTGGATAACAAAAATGCAATCAATGCCAGAGTGTGTAATGTTAGTTGATTCATATGCAGGCTGCCTTTACGCTTCATTGCGACTAAACTCGCCAGCCAGTTGCAACACAGGCAAGTCATAGCGCGACTGCTTTGGCAAAGATAAAACACCGTCCTTGCTCAGCCACACATAAGCCGTTACCCGATTTTTAGGGAACTTCGCCACGCTAACCTTGTTGCCTTGATTACCACCCAAAATCCACAAATTGCCTTGTTCGTCTTGTCCCACACAAAAGCCCACATGACCGCCACCTGCACGGCTAAACACCACCACGCAACCATAAGCAGGCGCGTTCAGTCGTGTGCCTGTGTTTTGCCAGTCCAACGCTCTGTACCAATGCTTGGGCAAATCGCGCCCTGCTGTGCGAGCGCAATGGGCAACAAACGTGCCACACCACGGTGTTTCATCGTCCGTCCACCACGCTTTTAAGCTGATGAGCCAGTTGCCAATGGTGCTGTTGTGTTGTTTGCCTGCGATTTCGGTTAAGCCAATGTGTTGTCTGGCTTCGGCAAGCCAAGGGAGTTCGGTTTGATTAGACATAAAAAAATCCCCATAACGGTTAAAATCGTTATGGGGATTATCGTTTCAGGCTGCCTGAAAGACTTTTAATGCGCTTTAAAAATAATACGGGCTTTTATAAAACCAGATTACTTCATTTTGGTTTCAAAAGTTTTTGCAATTTTGGCTACATCCATATTTTTAGGAACAGGCAAACTAAAAGTGTCGGCATAATCGCCGAGCATTGGCTCATTCTTGAAATATTTGCCATATACAGTTCGTGCGTTGCCTGTAAGTGCATAAAATCGTTTAGTTTGGTCTTTTTTCGCATCATAAAACCAAACCTGTGGTGCAGAATTGCCGTTTAATGAAACCACCTGACACGCAGCAAAATACCAATCATCAATTTGCTGCTTTTCACAGTTAATTGTGCCTTGCTTTAAATTGATATATGCCAAGGTTAAATTATTCATTTCATCTGATGTCGGTTCGCTAATTTTAGCAGTTATCGGCGTGTTCTCTGTTTGTGGTTGCGATTGAGCGGTTTCTTTTGGAGAAACAAGCGCACCTAAAACACCAATAGCAATTAAGATAGCTAAGAGTTTTTTCATATTCCACCTTTATTTTTTCTTTTTCGGACAATTTTTACCCGTGCCACCAGCATTGCAATCACACGCTTTTCCATCACCATCGCGGTCTAAATTTTTCCAGCCTGATTGCCCTGCGGATTTGCGAGCTTCATAAAACTTTTGTGCTGCCGCTTGCGTTGGAAAATCTTTGCAAGATTTCGCCACCGCAGGAGCGGTTAAACTCAAAGCCAAAACAGCCAAGCTAACAAACGAGAATGATTTTTTCATCGGTACATCTCCATAAAAATATTGCACTATCTGTGTGCGATTAAAAATTTGATTACTTTTACAAGCCCAAACCCTTGAGAATAAAACTACGAGTATTTGGGTCTAATTTTTTTATACTGTTAGTAATAGCTATATCCTGTTCAGAATATTGAGCAGATAACTCATGGTTGCCTGTAATAATAAAAGTAACATCTAATCCGTGTTCCCCCATTGCCATCAGTTTATCTAACGGTACATTTGCCTTTTCAGACCAGTTATATAGCGTATTTCGTGCAATCCCTAATTTGCGTGATAAATGCGTAACACCTACTCGTTCAATCTCTTGTTGAAGTCTTTCTTGATAATTGCTCATTTTTTTGACCGAAAATTTAAAAAAATACTTGCAATGCTCAAAATATTGAGCAATAATACACACATCAAAACTAATTCATAAGTAGTTATGTATTGGAATTTTAACACATGGAGAGCAAATATGGCTTTAACGATTGAGCAGGTAAAAGAAAATTTTGCCAAACAAGGTAAAACATTGGCGCAATGGGCGCGTGAAAATGGTTATAAACCACGCGATGTGTATTTAGTAACAGGCAGCTTAACCAAAGCCAAATATGGCAAGGGTTTTGAGATTGCAAGAAAACTGGGCTTGAAATAGGAGTAGAAAAAATGGCAACCAGTAAAAAAGGCAGCCGAATTCTGAAAGTGTTCAAGTCTTTGGAAGCACACCCGATTATTGGCGTGAGCAACAAAGAAATCGCAGATGGTTTGGGCATTTCAGCCGTTCACGTTAGTCGTGATTTAGAAGACCTGATTGCGGAAGGTTTGGTGGTTAAGCTGGATAACGGCAACTTTGCGTATAGCGTGAAAACGCTGCAAATCGCGGAGCGTTTCAGGCAGCAACAGGCAAGATTAACCGCCAAGCTGGAAGAAACGGCGGAACGTGTAAACCGATTTTGAAAATTACCGACGTCGGTAATTTTGGAGATAAAAAATGAGTAATGAAGTTGAAGCAATTGACGCAAATCAAGTCAGTAATCACGCAGCCATGCACAGCGTTATGGTCATGGAGCAATGGGGCAACGGCGAAACTTATGATGAAGCGACATGGATTGAACGTGGTCGCCACGCAGTACGCCAAACATTAGAGGGAATGTTTGAATTAGGCAGAACTTTAATTGTGTTGAAAGAACATACTGAACACGGTCGCTTTACTGAAATTGTAAAACGTGAATTTGGTATTGGTACTGCCGAAACAGCTCGCCTGATTCGCGCCACTCAACGCTTCGCCACCCCACAAATGCAAAAAGCCGCACCTAAACTGATGGACTTGGGCAAATCCAAACTGCTGGAATTGTTGGTAGAAGAAGACGTTACGCTGGTTGGTTTGGCAGAGGGTGAAGAAGTAAACGGCATGACTTTAGACGATGTGGACAGAATGACGGTGCGCGAATTGCGAATTGCCCTGCGTGAAAACCGCGAACAGCTTGCCGCCAAAGACAAGGTATTGGGTGACAAAAACGCCAAGATTGATGAGCTGGCGGAGAAACTGGAAAAAGCCAAGAAAAAAGGCAGCCTGAAAGAACCCGACCCTGCCGATGTTGGCAATGAATTACACATGGCAGTCGGTGCAAAAGAAGTGGCGATTCGCAGCCACATTGTGCAGCTTGGCGAATATTTCACGCAGCTTGCGGCACACGAGCAAGCCCACGGCATTTCGCACCAAGCCAAGATGACTGGTGTTATCAATCAAATCATTATGGATTGTCAGCATTTACGCGACCAATATGGGCTGCCTGAAACGATTCCCGAAGACGATATGCCCGAATGGCTGACTGGTAGCGATTTGCAGCCTGAAAGCGAGTAATCCCCAATGAATGCGGTATTAAACGAGCGATTAAACGCGATTGCCACGCAACTGGGCAAATTACCGCACGGTGGCAAAACGCCTTTTTTGCAAGCCGAAGCCGAGAAATTGGGCATGAGTGTGGCAAAACTTTACAAAGAATTGGAGCGTGTGATGGTTAAACCCCAACGTAAACGCCGTGCCGATGCAGGAAAAACGGCGTTGGAACTCAAAGACGCACAGATGATTTCCGCCGTGCTAATGGAAACCATGCGGAAAAACGGCAAACGTTTGATGACGGTGGAACGTGCGGTACGACCAGTTGTTGCAGCCTGCACCTGTAACCAGTATGCAATCGTTGCACCCAAATCATGTTTGGCAGATTGACGCGAGTTTGTGTGTGCTGTTTTACCTGCCTGTATCGGGCAAGGACACAGGTTTACGCATGATGAATGCGGACGAGTTTTACAAAAACAAACCGAAAAATGTCGTGAAAATTGAGCAAGACCGCGTGTGGCGGTATGTCGTAACTGACCATTGTTCAGGCTGCCTGTTTGTGTGGTATGTGTTTGGTGGCGAGAACTCGGAGAATTTGTGCGAGACGTTTATTCAGGCAATGCAGCCGAAAGCGGAGCGTTTGCAAGACCCATTTTGCGGTGTGCCTGTGAATGTGATGCTTGACCCAGGGTCGGCGAATACAGGGCATGGATTTAAACACCTGAATAAACAGCTTGGCGTGAATGTAATTATCAACAAAGTGGGCAATCCGCGAGCCAAAGGGCAAGTGGAAAACGGCAACAATTTGGTGGAAACGCAGTTTGAAAGCGGTTTGCAAATGGTGCGCATTAGCAGCATTGAACAGTTGCAGGGGTTGGCGAATCGGTGGATGCGTTATTTTAACGGTCAAAAAATCCACAGCCGACATGGTGTGAGCCGTTACAAGGCTTGGCAGAAAATCATGCCCGAGCAACTGATTATTCCGCCGCCGACTGAATATTGTCGTGAATTGGTGTTGAGTAAGCCCGAAGAAGCCAAGGGCAATCCCGATTTAACCATTGATTTTGGTGGACGCAAATATGACGTACGCAACGTGCCGTTTGTGCTGGTGGGCGAAAAAATCACGGAGGCCAAAAATCCATGGAAACAGTTTAGCGTTCAGGTGCAGCGTTGGGACGAGAACGGCAAGGAAACGTGGTTGGAAGTACCTGAAATTGTGGATGCATTGACCCATTTGTCCATCAAGAGCAGGTCTTAGAAGCTGACAAAGTACGGTATATGCCCAAACGCGGTAAGCAAATGGATTACAACAAAATGGACGTTCGGGCTGCGGTGTTCAATAAAGTGGAGTTGGCAAAAG